CTTAATTGGTATATCAATAACATTTATAGGACTACCTATCACACCAATAGTAAGAATCCCTGGATTGTGATTCTCCATAAATAACCCTGGTATATCAAGTTCTACTCTGGAATAGATGAACTCTGCCCCGCCTACGCAATAAGGCTTTATAGCACCTGCTATGGCTCTCCATATGGCTTGTTCGTTAGGTGTCATCTTGGCCTTGGTCCTTGTGGAAAGTATTGATTCGGAGGCACTTGCGTTATGACGGTGCTAGGTTGCGGCCAGGACTCCCATAAGGGCTTAGGCCTTGGAGGTCGTGGGCTATTGCACACGTGTGTCATTTAAGCATTTTCCTTATCAATTAGCTTATCAATCCAACTAAAATCCAAAGCTGCTTCTTCGTATTCCAGGTGAAACATACGAGGATCTCCACGGTAAATATTCGCTTCTTTAGAGAATGTAGGAGACATCTGGAACATGTCATAGAAGCGATTCAGCCATTGGTCTATATCTTCTGCTTGATTATACCAACCCCTATATTTGCCATCGAAACCTAGTTTTCCAAGACAGATAGCTTTTCTTGATCTTGTATGTACTAAAAATATCCTATCATCAGCCATTATTTAAACCTCGGGTTCCATTTATCATACATTCGTTCTACATCGTCGTCTCCTGGGCCACCCTTGGCTTGGTCCACATACTTACGTACGGCTATACAGAGATAACGGAAAGCGTCGGCGGCATGCGACCATTTATCGTGGACAGGCCTAGGCTTATAGAGCTGCTTGCCTTCATCATACTCGCAACGGTAATTTTCTAGTGCCTTTAACAGGTGCGCGCATTTTGTTTCATCAATCCATACTCTAGGGAACAATCCTCTAGCGCATTCGATTGTGTCTTCGTGCGATACTCGTAACGTTGGAAGTACTGTAAACTGCAATCCAAGTCCGCTTCCAACCTCTCTAACAGATAATCCAGTTGATAGCTCGTGCTTATCTGCATCATGAGGCACAAAATGCCTGTCATAAATGTAAGGCTTATCAGTAAGTATTTTAGCATAGTGGGCTAACTCCTTTCCGTGATTTTCATAGAAGTCTATTATATGTATCTCATTGTGAACTACCTGATACCAGATTATCGAGGTGCTGTCGCCGAAACCCAGGTCCCATGCAGTATATACTCGTCCTTGCTTTTCATGTGGCACTTTGCAGATACGGCCGTCTTCTTTGGCTTCTTCGATGTATTTGGCGAAGTAGCTACCTTGTATGCCTAGAGTGAAGCTACAGTACCATTCCTGCTGAATCATGTCTTCGGAAGTGCCTTCATCGCGTATCTTCTGGAGCGTTTCAGCATCAATGACTTTGGTATCATCAATCGTAAGCCGTTGACAAAACCACGTTTTCTCATTCTTAGGCATCTGAGCCATGTCGTAGATATCTTTAGCATGGTTGGAACCCCTCGGGGTGAAAACGAATATCGCCCACCCGTTATTAGCGTCAAGAATGGGCCTAATATACTGCCATGCATTGGGGTTTTGCATCGCGTACTCCGAAAATATACACCCGGATGGATTTGTACCCATAATGGCGTCGTAGTTATCGGAACCAACGATCTGAATAAGCGAGCCATTGGTAAGCCTTATCTTCATTTCTTGGTTGTTAATGTTCTTGATGAGTGGCTTAGGTATGAAGTCGATGAACTTATAGCCACTGTTAGTCATACCATCCCATAGCACCTTGCGGCCTTGAGCGAATGTCGGAAAGATGTAGTAGTAGATTCCTTTGGTCTCAACTGCGGTGTAAATTAAGTAGTTCCAACTACATGTGTCTTTTCCCGACCTCCTCGCCCAGCAAAGTATGGCTCTCTTGCATCCTTTATTCATCGCCGAGAAGAAATCCTCTTGGTATGGCCTAGGAGTGAAGTTATGCGGCAGGACTATTGCTGTCATTTGTTCTCCAATGCTTTGTCCATGATACCTCAGATTTGCTCGAGCTTAACATTTAGCATGAATAGGGTCAAGCCACATGCATACTTCATAGTCTGTTTCGAATACATGCCATGAGCCGTCATACGTTGCATAGCACTCGCCGCCTATTGTCGTACGCACATAGTACTCACCATGGTCAGTAGGTTGTCTATCTGATGTATAGACCCACATTACTTTTCAATTTTATTGATAATGATATTGGCAGGAGGCGCTTCTTTAGTCTCTTCTGGTTGATCCCATGATGCTCTCCATTCTGGTCTATCTTTGGCAACTCTAGGCAAAGTATATCTTGTGAACCCGGGATCATAGCCCCGATTAAGACCAAGTTTGAGCAATTTATTCACTTGTCGATCCTTGAATTGCTCTAAAGATTCCGAAAAGTCTTTATTTGATTTTGCGAATTCAGAGATTCTTTTTGGACTATAGCCTCTATCCCAAGCAAAATCTTCTAAGAATAAATTATCTGGCACCTTAACCCATTCAAGCAAAGCGATGGCTTCTTCTTCTAATCGATCGTCATCATAAATAAGAGGCCGACCTTTGCCATGTCCCTTAGCATATTGATTGCCCTTAGGCGCTGCCATGAATGAGATTTCCTGTGTTGGTTAACACTAACGTACAATAGGTTAAGAGAAAACCGCAAGTTTTTTTCTTTTTGTGTTGCGTAAATAATGCAAGCTCGTGTACAATCTTCGACATGAACAAACACAAGGGGTCAGTCATGAGCAAATCAGCCTACAATGCAGTAGATGAAAAAATTTGGTATCTTACTGCTGAAGCAAAAATGTGGAAAGAGATGTATGATAAAGAAAAAAACACAAACAAAAGATTATAAGTATACTTTTAGAAAATGGAATTACACATCCAATATTATGTTTGGATGGAAACTAAAAAAGGGTTCACATGGAAAGCAAATTTAAGAGTTTTATAAGAAATGAATTTACAAAAGAAGAAATTATTGAAATGGGGACATATGGTTGCGTATTAGGTATAAAAGGGCTTGATACTGATCAGGCAGTAATATATCAATATATTACTTACTCAGACGATTTATGGAAAATCATAAACAAAATGTCTAAATCATTAGACCTAAGTGAATTCGAAATATTAGATTACCGAAAAAGATATCCAAATTTGGAGCAACCAATGAGCCATGAATTATTATGTAAAATGATTGTATGGACATGTGCGGAAATAATATCCAGAGAAATATTAAGCGAAGAGAAAGATGCAGATTAAAAGTCATAGATGATGACCTTATAAAATCTGGCATATTAGCTACTTTTTTTATAATTAATAACCAAAAGAAAATGCATTATGATTCACTGGATAAAATTTGAAGAAATAAAGCCAAAACATAACCAATTGATATTATGTAAAGGCAACAGGACTTATTGTTGCGAAGAAGATATGAATAAGACATGGTATCACGTTGCGAGATATGACAATAAACCATGTGAATGGGATGTAAACATGAACCCTATAGCATATACTGATACATGTTACATAGAAGATGTTGAACCTTGTGACCACTTAGAAAATGTTACTTATTGGGCTGAATTTAACAAGGGACCTATATGACCACCTGGAAAGAAGCATTTGAAGCAATACGCAAAGAGCGCCATCAAGCACATGATCGCAAAGCAAGACGCAATAGCATGGAGCTAAAAGAGTTCCTAAGATTCTACGAGGATTGCCGCAATGAGCAGCGCATAGAAGATGAAACCCTTACGATGGAAAAAAGAAGCCCCCAATCGTAAGGGACAAGCCAGTTAATGAGACGGGATTTATTTTGTGGAGTATCCCAACTGGCTTGTATTTATTTCTCCAATTCATCAAGTCTACGCTCAATGTCCATAAGTTCAGCAAATATCTTTTTACAAAAGTGATTGAGGCTACCTCCAAAATGATCTCGGCAAAACTTCTCATCACCTTCAATATCAAAAGGCGGGTTGCCTCTACTTTCTTTAAACTCAATATACTCATCCCGTAGACTCAAGTTCCCTCCACAATTTCACTTCTGTTTGTGCTTCGCTCATATCTTGCTCTTGGTTCCACATCTGCTTAGGATCAGCGCTAAGCAGCGAAGCTTTAGTAACCATAGTACATAGCACCTCAACCGTCTTGCCTACTTCAGGTAGCGATTCTGTGATGCTATGCCACTCTTGCTGAGTCTTTACAATAAACTCACTCATTTCTTACCTTTCTTCTTAGCCTTATCCGCAACGTTAAGCGCTATCGCCACTGCTTGTTTGCGTGGTTTATGACCTAACTTCATTTCAGTCTCAATATTCTGTCTAATATCATCTTTGCTTTTACCCTTCACTAATGGCATTGGCCCCTCTCCTTACAAATATGTTTAAATTACGTCTCTCGTTTATCGCAGCCGGATAATCTTTCGTCACCGGAATGCCCTTCAGAATGTCTTTAAGCTCTTTCTCGGTCAAGTGCAGTTCGATAAAATCTTCTTCCGAGTCGTGTTCGTAAATAAGTTTCATGGTTTCTCCGGTAATGGCATCCAGTGTGTTACTTTATAGCGATCATCATTTTCAATAAAGAACTTAGGCATTTTCTCATCCCAACGAATTAAGCGATATCCTGGGAGGTTTTCACGATATTCTGTAACATGAGCGCCATATTGAAAAGATGTAATTTTAAATCCTTCATCATAATCCCAAGAACCGTCACTGGGATCGAATTTATACCAAACAAGCACCTGCTGATTATTTCTAGGATAACTATCATTGATAGAAATCATCTTCATACTTCCATTACCTTAATCACAGTTTTAGGCTGCTCGCCATAAAGCTTTTCAAGCACCATGCGGCATATCTGCGCGTCATCTCTATAGACAATCCCCTTCATAGCATTGGTCACAATGTAAGCTAAATTGTCAATATCTGGCCTTTTGTAATGCTTAGCCAAGTTATTTACCATAGCCTGCCTTTCTATCCCTCTCATCTGCTTAGGTATAGGCATATAAAAAGTAAGATGAACCTCTACAGCACCGCTGAGAGGCTCTTTAGGAGCATGAGGAGCAATCTGCCATTGAATATGCTTCTTCGTCATCTTCGAAGGGTCGTAAAAAGTCTTTCTACCATCAAACCCAATACCCTGTAAAGTTTGCTTTTGCGGCTTAGGCGTGGAGTGTATTTCAAATATGAACATACGCAAAATCTCTTTGCATACTTCATAGTCTTTTAAGCACATTTCATCAAGCAATTTTTGCTATCTCCTCAACAAGTCGTTCCCAAGTAGGAACAACAATGTTAATAAAACCTATAGAAGTTACTGGGTAAATCTGGCACTCCCAAATTTCGTCTAATTCCAATATTTTCTTGTAATCTTCGGGATCACATTCATTGTCATAGTTCTCTCCGTTGGTATATTCCTGGATAGTATCATACTTACTTTTGTGCATGTTATGCGTTATATACATACAATGATGTTTTGGCCATTTCATGCTTGAGCCTCCTTTTCAGAGCGGTAATGCTCAACCTTAAATCGTTCTAAGTCATCACGCATAACAACAACATAGTGCCCTTTACGATAACTCTTAAGCTTGCCTGAGTGAATGTAATAGTACATCGTCGGCTTAGCAAGTCCAAGCTCCGCTGCCACCATGTTTAAGCTAAGC